CTTTCTGTGTGTGCTTCCGACCAGCAACTCGCATGGGATCCGTAAATGGCGATTAAGAGAAGACAATGGTATTCCGGCCACGCGGCCGGCTACACTCGTCCATCTCGTTTCTCCGGATACGGATACTACGAAGCTCCGATGATTCTTAATTCGGAGACCGTAGAGACCTTCAGCCATCACCGTGTCAACGGTCATTGGTCTGGAGGTGGACCGTTCGACCTTACTAGGTCGACCGCTGTCTACTCAACCGGGTACTTTCGCAAGTACGACGGGAACGGACCGGGTTCCGAGGATAACAACCTCGCATTCGGTTTCGCTCGAGTAGAAGGTTTGAGGGGGGATCAACCATATTCCCGTATACCTCAAACGTCTCACCCTAGTATGCTCCAACTTGCAGCTGACGGTACAACCGCCATCGCAAGAACAGAGCCTACTAGCCCTGCCTTCGATCTCTCAGTTTTCCTTGGAGAGCTGAGAGCCGAAGGTCTTCCCAACATGCCCGGTACTTCTGTGATTGAGGGCACCAAACGCGCGAAAGCTGCGGGTGGTGAGTACCTCAACATAGAGTACGGATGGCTACCTCTGGTCAGCGGTATTCGTGATTTTGCGAAGACCGTTGAGAAATCAGACTCTATCGTGCGCTCCTATCAGGAGAACCAAATAAGGTCTTGCAGAGGAGCTATGAGTTCCCGACTAAGACGGAGACTGGCATTGGAACAGGTTTACTGTTCAATGTCACTCCGGCGATCGGGTTTGCCGAGGGGTCCATTACTGAATCATTTTCTCAACGAAAATGGTTCGAGGTAGAGTATCAATACTACCTTCCAGTAGGACAGAGTGCCAACGACAAGTTTCGTCGTTTTGGCAGCTACGCTCGTAAACTCTACGGCGTAGACATTTCTCCTGAGGTTCTTTGGAACCTCAGCCCTTGGAGCTGGGCCGCTGACTGGTTTGGGAATGTTGGCGATGTTATGCACAACATTTCTGCGCTCGGTCAGGACGGCTTGGTGATGCGCAACGCTTACATCATGTGTCATTCTCGATATGAGGAGAACATATGGGCAAGCTTCAACGGTGTTCCTGTTAACAGGAGCACGGTATTCGAGAGAAAATCTCGTCTACCCGCAACACCATTCGGATTCGGCCTTTCTTACTCAGGTTTAACTCTGAGACAGAAGGCCATTGCGGTTGCACTTGGACTTTCCAGGTGGTAACTCGCAGCTGGCTATCGCGCCTTATAACGCGATGGTTTTCCAACAACGGCTACCTTGTCTAGGTAGTCCCTCAACACAGGAGATGCTCAATGTTCACTGACCCACAATCCGTCACGATCAACGCGGTCGCAAATTCTTTGCCCCGCACTTCTTCTGGCACCAACAGTGGTGTCTTCAAGAAGGACGACGGGCTCGTCTCTCTGTCCATTTCTCACTCTACGAGTGGGAAGCGGACGAGGCGGCTCGTTCGTCTCGATCACAGCAAGATCGCTGCCGACCCGCTTCTTGCGGGCGTCAACGTGAAGGCCAACATGGCGGTTTACCTCGTCGTGGATGTCCCGGAAACGGGATACACCCTCGTCGAGGAGAAGCAGGTCACCGATGCCTTCACGGCATGGGCAACTGCTTCCTCAGGCGCCAATCTCACCAAGATTCTTGGTGGTGAAAGCTGATCTGAGCAGTGTGACATCGGGCTAACGGTTCCTAACCCATTTGATGGGAGCGGTATGAAAGACCTGATGTCTCTGTGGAGAGAGCTTGCCACAGAAGTGGCAAGCTGGTGCGGTACTAGCGCCGTTCGTGACTGCAAAACAGTCACGGATCGCACTGAAGCTGAAGGTGAATCGTTTTTACGGATCACCCTTCCTCAGTTCTGTAAAGACTTCGAAAGAGGTCTTGAACTGGGACTCATTGACAACACTCTATTTCACAGTTTCGTGAAACGGAGAGGTCTCCCTGAATTTCTTCAAGGTTTCCTTTGTCAAATCTTCAGTGCTGATGGTGCCTTGCTCGACGAACCTAGTGTCGATTGCATCTTCGCCGTGCGCCAGCTTACGCTGGTGTTTGGGAAGATCGAGAGTGAATGCACGAAAGTGCGGACATCTCGCGCGATGCGACGGTACGTCGAGATTGAGC